AAAACACCGGTCCGCCGCCCAAGGGACGACGGACAGATCTCACCTCTTTCGAGGAGCGCTGTGTTTTTGTCAGCGCAACATCCAGGTTTCATTGATAACCGCGATTACTACACGCTAATGTAGGAAACGCAGCTCTCCACCGGAGAGGTTGAGCACTAATTGGTTTACCTAAGACCAATCTAGACCCCATTAACATGTGTTAACCTGAGGGGAAAAGAATTTACGGTAGGAAACAGGAAACCTGTAAACCATATTAATGGGCTCTATGAGCTCTTGATTGCCGAAAGCACTCGGCAAAGTGACCCACCAAGGTAGGATTATAGTTTAACGTCTAATGAAGACGGTTCTCCCCATACGCTGGGGAGAGGCGACCTACAAAGTAGGATTTGATTGTTTTAAGTCCATAAAGACTGAGAACCGATCAGAAGCTCGGTTCATACATGGGTGGTATAGACACAAAGCCATGAAAGCTAGCATCATCACCACCAGAGCGAAACCTCTGACAATAGTCATCTGTACCACCACCGGCATGTCTGACCAAATGAGTGTAGGCATAAGGTCCATGGGTGTTAGCAATCGATACAGGAGTGGCTGCATTATTCTGCCACTCGGCATTGTTACGAGAGTGTGTCGGCATGTATTGAGGGACCTGCAGTTGCACGCCCCCGATATCATCTTGGCTATAAGCAACACTCATATTATTGTATTCATGAGCGTTAACCAACACTGTTCCGGAAATAATAGCATCATTCGTAAAAGCAGTGTTATAATGTTGAACAGCTATAGCGTATTTTTCAGCACCAGTGGCCGTAGCAACGTCAGAGAACCTGATTTCCTTAAACCTAATAGAACCGCGGGAGTACATGTAAATACTTCCGAGATGACTATAGATATCGGGAGTCTCACTAGGACGAGACGCTGCCGCAGCTACATTCCGGCAAACAGATATCGTGGGTGTGATAATATTCTCATGATTCAACATCGGCCAAGCACCCGCAGTTTGATATAACATAGAGGGGCGTTTAAGAAATGTACGTAAACTACGCACAGATTCACCAACAGTAAGAGCAGAGAACACGTTTGAAACCTTAACATCCGTGGTACCAATGTTGGATTCCACGAGCTTACAGCTCATAGGCTCCCAATCGGCACTCTGAGGTGCAGTCGGAATGTAAGGTTCGTCATATCGAGATTGGGGCACCGAGAACTCTAGGTCTGGACCTCCCTTAGCTTCGACAACAATCTCAATTGAGGTCGCCACACTCGCTGGAGCAACTAGTTCATCGAGTACATAAACGTACACGAGACCAGAGGCTTCGCCATACTTGAGCCACGATTTGGCAGAAGTATAAGGGATCTCCAAAGAGATTTCATTACCATCTCTAATGTCAATAATAGACCTATTAACATAGTTCATATTATCGATACTAGCCGCAGGTGTAGCATATTCAGCATCAAAAGGCACATAGGCAAACATGAGACGACCAGAATGGAAACTGGTCTTCACAATCTTAAAGTTGAGGATAATACTACCTCTCCATTGGGAAAAGAACTTCGCCAAATACGAGATCGGGGTATGGCTCCTGACGGTAACGCCAGCATCGACATTAGTATCCGAATATCGATCAGGGCGAACCCAAACAGACCAAACATTGGTTCCCGAAACATCCGCAGTACTAACGGAAAACCTAGCAAAGTACGCGGGGATAGATTTGATATACTCAAACGAGAGCTCATCTTCGTCCACGGAGATACCTTTAACCATAGCAATTTCATTGCTGCAGAAAGGTGCCAACACCTGAGAATTATCGGAAGTGTCAGCATTCGCCAATCCGGGCATAACTCGGCGAAACACACTATTTGGCGGTGCCAAATCAGTGGGCCGAGACCAACCCAGTTGTTTCGCAACTCCAGAAGTAAGGTCCAACCACCAAGATGCAGGGCCCATGAAGGGTGTCAAGAGGGGGATAGTCCCAAGCGAAGTTGCAGCCCTAGAAAGATGACTAAGAGCACCTGAAATAGGACCAAGTCCCGACGCTTTCTGCTCATCGGAAGTGACACTAGCCTTCTTGCCCGAAGGTTTCCACTTCGCAGATTGAGGAATAGTCGAAGCATTGATAACAACATCATCAAAATGATGAAATAGTGAAGCCGCAGCAGTAGAACTTCCCGTGGCTCCAGTAGATAGAGCTGAGTAAGGGATAAGTACAATATAACCGACATTGGTTTTACCATTTGTGCTATAAGTATTGTAATCAGTTTCGACACTACTAAATGGGACCCGAAGGGAGACTTGAGTATCACAATTAATATCAATCTCCACATGGGGGAGCTGAGATATTTGGAACATTGTAAAACGATGCTGTACGTACCAGTCATCCCCATAGATAGTCTGATTTGATCCACCAGTAGGAATGTGAGCCAGGACATAACGCCCAGCTTGGAATTTGTTCGCATTGACAAACAGCGTAAAAACACTGGTTGCCCTAAAAAACAAAATGCCTTTAAGCTTGTCAGCACGTATCGCGTTTGTAACCACCCCTGAAGGATGGGCAATCTTGGTAAAACTAGTGACAGTATTGGCAGCAGACAATGAATAATCTGCAAGCTTAATAGGTCTTTTAAGAAATGTCTCAATAGAGGCAGTCTCATTGATTCGGGAAGACCCGAACTCAGGGGGCAATTTGAATTCCTCCCTGACGGTGGAAATAACAGACGCTTGTCCTACATTCTCGGTCATATCACCGAGTGTAGGAGGCGTTATTTGAGTCTCCACCAAATTGGTACCTTGTTCTTCGGCGGTACCAGCCACATCATTGTTTAGAGTAGCAATTCGATTTCTATGGGGCACACTCGAATCAAAGTAAAGTGCCTTGCACGCTGGATTCCTGGCTTGTAGTGGGGCTGCCACCGCTCTGCCTGGAAATAGTAAGGCTAAATAGCCACGAGCTGATACCTCTGTAAGCAAGTATATGTTTTTGAGTACCAGAGAATTTATATAACATATACAGGTAACCAATACAGGGCCAATAGGAAAAATGACAACTACGCTTTGGAACTTATCCAAGGTTCCAAAACGCTTACGAGAACAATTAAAGTCCCTCTCGAAATAGGACTTTATGACTCCTGAGAGTCAGAAAAACGCATCCCGACTTGTCGCTACCATAAGGCATGACAAGTAAGAAGTGTTTTTGGGCCGCACACCAAAAGCAACGTCCAACGCGTTTATGAGGGTTTCAGAATATTTACCGAAAACTTCTTTACCATGTAAAGAAAGCTCCTCAAGGGCAGTTTCGACGTTACATATTGTAATGTAAGTAGAATCATGAGAACGACGAGTCCACAATACAGATTCAAGTATAGTGTCCATATTAAGGGGGGCAACATATCTGCGAAGATGCTCATTAAACTTAAAACCACGTTTTAAGAATTCAACTTCTTCTAAATTGCGGAAACCAGACCTGGCTTCACCCTTATCTTCTGAGGTATATGTGAGACCAAATTGTTTCATCGCTACCGAGATATTCTTCTCTGTGAACAGAGATGCTCCAGGTTTAACTGAATAAACATGATCGTCACCCAGATAGAAAATACAAACCATATTCCTGAAGGTGGATATTGCTCGAATAGTGTATATAATCATATAAGCCATACGAAAAACTAGACTATTATAGAGCACATTTATGGTAGTAGTGGCAGGGTGGCCACTAGGGAGACTAGAAATCCACTCATAAAGAACGTCACCATTCAGATGGCGGCTATTCACAACTTCATACCAAAGCATCTTGCGAATGTTTTGGTTTACCTGAGAATCTCCATACCACCTATTGATGATGTCCAATATAGCCCACAAAATTACCGGTTTTTCGCTAGCATCGAATTTACTGTAATCGCCAGCACCAACACGCTCACCACCAAAAGACATAAGCCTTTCAGCCATGACGTGCCATTCATCCCCATAGGGGTTCACGCACACAGCGCTACCGTTATTGATTCTATTACTGTTCATCCAGCAAATAAAACTACCGAAATACATCCGAAACACGATTGTATAGCGAAGAGGAGCAGCGCTAATGCAACGAGTCTTGCCCGCGAGGACCTTTTCTAGCAGTCTTCGCTCATCTTTCAGTACGTCTGTGAAAACGAAGAAGGGGCGGGTATTATGCTTAAGCTGTTCGATGATCTCAAGACAATCGTTGAACAAATCTCTCGCAGCGGGTCCATCAATATCATAATCAACACCAATACCAAAGTAGCGACCTTTACCTCTCATACCTTGCACAGGGTTGATATTGTCCGGATAACCAGGACTAGTCCCTCGTATGATGGCATTAAATGTAGCATCGCCTTCGAAACCAAGTATGGCTTCTTTAAAGCCCAATACAGTCTTTGGGACATTAATGCTATCAACGTGTAGGGAATCGAAAAGATCGTCCTTCGCAGCCAACAATAGTGTCTCATCGATAATCACATCCTCCTGGAAATAATTACCCAGAGAATAGTCCCAGGGGTCAATCGTCACTTCTCCGACCTTGAAGGGATGCAATTTGGCCGGGGCCTGGGTTGCTTTCCAAGGAAGTTTTAAACGACTCCGAATGATAGAAGTTCTAGAGCCAGACGATACACCCTTGGGTATGACACCATAGGTGAAGAAATGACCGTCCTGGAAGCCATCCTGAGGAATAGTCACGTGTTTAGGTGGGGGCAGTTCGCTATACACAGCAGAATCGCCAAAGGCTTCTAGAGCCTCTTCCAGAGACTCACGGCAAACCGCAGCCGAATAGCCTAGTCCAGCTTTCGCTGCACCAGCCACATGAAAACCAAAAATTTTGGCTTTCGGGATCGAAGCGTTATTCAACGTGAATACAGCTCCGCAATCTCCAGACTTGGTACCAGCGCGATACTCGTAACCACTCCGGATCTCGTAATCTGGAATCTTATCCGGTGTCACTAGATGACTTTGGACAGGCTTTGCAACCCCAGTAAATATCTTATTGGACAACGGATTAGGGATGTGCAAACAGAAATTGTATTCTCTCATAGAAGCGACATTCGCTTCGGTGCCAACATACGGGAGTATAGAGGGAACCGCAGGAATCTTTCGTCCTAGGTCCACAAGGCAAAGATCGTACTTTCCTAGGACTTCATATTGGCAATGCATAATAAAATCACTAATACGAAATTGCAAGACTTGCTTCCCACGAATCAACTCAATGGGACAATCTCTAACCGTGTCATCTTCATCATCATAGGCACACCAGAGTGTAATGAAATGATATGGGATAATACAAACGGTTCCCGAGACCTGAGTTAGAAAACCGAGATCATTAAAATCGGTCTTAAGAACATCACGGTAACACCGCAAAGTCCAAACTCTTTTCGCTAAAAGACGATTAACCATGGCAGCGCCATTCTCATCATGCACATAACCCATCTGTTGTTGTGTGGCTGCTAAACCAGCCTTCATAGCTTTAAGGGATCTAACATTGGTCTTACGACCCTTAGCTGCCCCGCTGGCTCCGACAGATTGGTGATCAGAAGACCACATAGGATCCATAGAATCATCTTCCTCTTCAGGAAGCTCAACAGAGGCATATTTCTTTACCGCATACATAGCAGCACTGAACAGGCCTACTGCAGCAACAAGCATGCCTTTGTTCTCTTTCAAAAATTGAACAAAAGACGCTAGGCCATCATAGGCGCTAGTCCTTAGCTTATCGTACGAAACTTGAATATCACTTATCAGACGTAGATAAGTTGATTTAATCTTCTTTCGATAACTCATATCTTGTTGCACAAAACCACGTCGAGTTAGTAGCAACACAGGAGCCGATATAAGCTCTCTACATTCTTTCTCAAAATCTTCTTTTGATAACTCTCTTAAGTTATTAAGAAAACCCTCATCCAGAACGTCTTCTAGATCGGCCAAAATGTCATACGGCTCTAGGCGAGCACCATCATCACGAAAAAGCTTTGCATGTACTAAATAACACATAGGCAACTTATCTCCGATCCCAGATTCGAGAACTCCTTGTATTAGCCCTTCGGCTTCAGGAGATGATGCCTTTACGATACTAATCGTCGGCGCAACATCCACGCTCGTCTTGAACGAAAACTTGGCTTGAGGCAAAGTCGAATACTTTTCAAAACTTGCATTCATACCATGGTTCATCTGCTTAAAGATTTTGGCCTGTCTAGCATCTGAAGCAATGAGCTCTGACAAGACTTGATCAAAAGAATGGACGATTCCGTAGGAATCTTTCACATCTAGATCCACCTTGTAGAAATCCAAATACTTGGGGTGAACATCAGGTAGACCCTCAGACCCATACTCTGTCTTAGACAGATCGAGCTTGCGATCTAACACAGAAAGGCGGCGAGTTTCTTCAGTACAATACTCATCCTTAGGACAAACATGGTATGCAAACTTCCAGCGCCGGTTAACAGCGCCCATGTCGACGATCGCCTCACAGGTGGGGATACCTTGATTCGATGTAGCAAAGACGAAGCGTGAGTTGAAATAAGTCACGCCTTTGTCTTTTATGTCAGACATGTGCATGAGATAAGGATTATTATTTATCATCCGAATAACGGCCATAAACTCATTATCCTTATCACCTGCAACAGTTTTGTTTTGACCCCAATCATCGATCAAGGTGAAGACCTTATGTCTCGTATACCCATCTCCATAAACATTGGCAGGATCATAGATATACAAAAACTCAGAGGGATCTTGCTTGAACCTAGC